GTATTTATATGGAGAAATGGTAGAGCAGAAGCTCAAACAGGATATAATGATGATTTAGTTCTATCTTTTTCTATAGGCTGCTATTTAAGAGATACAGCATTTAAATTAAGACAACAAGGAATGGACATGACCAAAAGTATGTTAAATAACGTTAGCAATAACACTACTACCTACTCAGGTGGTTATTCTACTAATGGTGCATTTAAAAACCCTTACAAAATAGATAACCCTTATTCAAATAATCAGGAAGATATTTCTTGGTTATTATAAAAAATAAAAAATGGCAGATACTGGATTATTTGGAAGATTAAAAAGATTATTTTCAACTGATGTTATCATTAGAAATGATGGAAGCAATCAACTTAAAGTAATTGATATAAATAAAGTTCAACAATCTGGAGAATATGAAACAAATTCTTTAGTAGATAGATTTAATAGAATTTATACTAATTCAAATACTTCAATATATGGTTATCAAAGTAGCTTTAATTATCAAATGCTACGCCCACAACTATATTCTGAATATGATGCTATGGATACAGATGCAATTATAGCTTCTGCTTTAGATATTATAGCTGATGAATGTACTTTAAAAAATGATATGGGTGAAGTACTCCAAATAAAATCCTCAGATGAAGATGTACAGAAAATATTATATAATTTATTTTATGATGTACTAAATATTGAATTTAATCTTTGGCCTTGGATTAGAAATATGTGTAAATACGGAGATTTCTTCTTAAAATTAGAAATTTCTGAAAAATTTGGAGTATATAATGTTATACCTTACAATGCTTTTCATATAGAAAGACAAGATGGGTATGACAAAGATAGACCTGCTGATGTAAGATTTAGATTTGATCCTGATTGAGTTTATAATTCTTCTTATGGACAATATAGTGTTCCTAATCTTAATTATAATAATAATAATGATAAGTCTATTTATTTTGACAACTATGAAGTAGCCCATTTTAGATTACTTTCAGATACTAACTTTTTACCTTATGGTAGATCATACCTAGAACCTGGACGTAAATTATTTAAACAATATACAATGATGGAAGATGCTATGTTAATTCATAGAATTGTACGTGCACCTGAAAAACGTATATTTTATATAAATGTTGGTAATATTGCCCCTGCTGAAGTAGAAAACTTTATGCAAAAGACAATATCCAAAATGAAGCGTACTCCATATATTGATCAATCAACAGGTGATTATAACTTAAAGTACAATATGCAAAACCTACTAGAGGATTTTTATATTCCTGTAAGAGGTAATGATCAAGCTACTAAAATAGATAATTTAGGTGGCTTGCAGTATGATGGCATTCAAGATGTAGAATATTTAAGAGATAAATTATTTGCTGCACTTAAGGTACCTAAAGCATTTATGGGTTATGAAAAAGATTTAACTGGTAAAGCTACACTAGCAGCAGAAGATATTAGATTTGCTCGTACTATTGAACGCATACAAAGAATTATAGTTTCTGAGTTAACTAAAGTAGCTCTAGTCCATTTATATGCTCAAGGATACAAAGATGATTCCTTAGTAAATTTTGAACTTTCATTAACTAACCCATCTGTAATTTATGATCAAGAAAGAGTAGCTTTAATGAGAGATAAAATAGACTTAGCTAACTCCATAATAGAAAACAAATTAATGCCTACAGATTTCATATATGAACATATATTCCATTTAAGTGAAGATGAATATGAAGAATTCCGTTCTTTAAATGTTCAAGATGCTAAACGTAAATTTAGATTAGCTCAAATAGAAAATGAAGGAAATGACCCTCTTGAAACTGGTAAATCATATGGCACACCTCATGATTTGGCTTCATTATATGGTAGGAATAGATATGATAATGGAGAAGTACCTGAAGGTTATGATGAGGATAAAGAACCATTAGGTAGACCAAAAGAAAATGCAACGGATAGAAATACCCAAGATAATGCTTTTGGTAAAGATAGAATAGGAGCCATAGGAATGAAACTTGATAATGACGAATCAGATTCAATAAAACCTAATTTTAAAGGTGGGTCTCCTTTAGCTTTAGAAACAAAAAACAAACGAAATAAAAATACTCGAATGTTTAATGATATAAAAAATCAAAAGAAACAAATTATATTTGAAAGAGAAATAAAAGGAAATTCTTTACTAGATGAAAACCAAATCAAAAAGTAATAAATTTTTATATATTTATAAATAAACAAATATTAAGGAATGAATATCAAACATTCAAAGTATAAAAATACGGGTATCCTCTTTGAATTATTAGTAAGACAAATTACTACGGATACTTTAGAAGGAAAAGATTCCCCCGCTAAAAACATTCTACAAAAGTACTTTGTAAAATCTGAATTAGGTAGAGAATATAAATTATATGAGTCTCTTTTAAAAAAAACTTCATTAACTGAAGCTAAAGCTTCCCTTATAATTTCAACATTACTTGAATCTTCAAAGACACTTAATAGAGGAGCTCTTAAAAGGCAAAAATACAATCTTATAAATGAAATTAAAAAATACTATGATTTAGTAAAATTTTTTAATCATAAACTCCCTAACTATAAACCATACGCTGCTTTTTATACTTTAACAGAATTATTAAACCTAGACAACCCCAATCCTAACCAGCTTATTCAAAACAAAGTTACTATTTTAGAACATTTAACTATTGCTTCTATTAAAGAAAATAAAGTTAGGGATGAAATAATGGAAGAAATAACTGATAAAGATACTAAATTACTTACTTATAAAATATTAATGGAAAAATTTAATGATAAGTATGGTAATTTAGCTTTAAAACAAAAGTTAATTCTTAAAGAATATGTTAATTCAATTGATAATGCTCCTCGTTTAAAAGAATTTTATGTAGATAAAATAAACGAAATAAAAGGGGAATTAAAAGAATTAAATAAAAAAACTAAAAACGAAGTTACTAAAATTAAAATTAATGAAGTTATTTCTTTAATTAAAGTTCCACCTAAAAACTATAAATTAAAAGATAAAGATTTAGTTGACTTGTTGCAATATTGTGATTTAGTAGATGAATTAGAAGTAGCTAATGGATAAGATTAAAGAAATAATAAGAAAAAAACTAAAAGAAATGTCCGTCACTAATCAAGGCGGTGCTTCTTTTACTCCTGGAGAAGGGGCTAATTATGCTACTCCAAATGTTTTTAATAAAAATAAAAATGCTAAAGGAGCTAAAAATATTTATTATTATAAACTAGGGTTTAAAAATGTCCCTAACATAAAACCTAAGTCATACGATAAGAAAAAACTATGGGAAATGAATGATTTCCAAAAACGTCGTTTGTCTGCAATAGAAGAAATTGAGGAACTAATGAATGATATATCACCATTAATTTCTAATGCTAAAAATAATACTATTGAACAATATAGTGCTGATGTAGGTTCATATGATATAACAGAACCTATAGAAATTGTTTTAAGTTATTTAAAAGAAATAAAAGAACTACTAACAGAAAAATAAAATGAAAAAAACATTACAAGACCAGTATTTGTTAATTAAAGAAGGAAAGGGACATAAAGACATCTTTATTAAAGAAGCTAAACAACAGTTCCCTAGTTTGATCCGCAACGCCGCTACCTATACAGAAGTAGCAAATGTGCTTAAAACTAAAAATATCATTAATGAAAATGTTGTAGGTATTGAACCTATCCACAATATAATTCCTTCTAAAAAAGAACCATATGAAGTAGCTTTTGAAAAGTTTTTAGCTGAAGCAAAGAAAAAAATTGAAGATGAAAAAGCTGAACTTAAAAAACCTTCAAAACAAGTAGAAGAAGATGCTGAAAAGAATTTTGACTATGAGGATAAGAAAAATCCTGATAATTTAATTTTTGATCAGATTATGAAAGGATACTACACCGAAATGAAGGATCCTAAAAATGAAAACAAAACAATGGAACAATTAAAAGCCATTGTAATTAAAAATCTTGAAAAAAATCCTATATATTATACTGAAAAAGGTCAATTCGGTGTAAAAGATTTAGGATACACA